ACGTTATACCGAATTTTTCGAAGGTCGGACGTGGACGCATCAGAAAGATTCGCAAGTTGTTCAATCGTCGAAACGCTGTGCGGAGTCCACTCATTGAGTGTAATCGTGTATTCTCGACGCTCCTTTTCATTCGCAATTTCAGATTCGGGGTCATTGAAGTGCTCATATACGTCAACATATCGTTCTTGTATTCCAAGTCCTGCACTTGTCGCGGCAATGATTCCCGGCACAGTCCCGCGATATTGGAACACTTGCACGAGCGATTTGAGGTACGTCCGATATGAACTATCGTCACGACCAGCACGTTCCCCAAGCGGGCCGTATTGTGCGCCAATCCTATCGAGTGACTCACCGCTCGCCAAATCGACGTAGTGGCTTTCACGAATTGTGTCGAGGTCGTCACCAAAGTCGTCGGCTTCTGAAGAAAAGGCGTCGAGGAACCTAACAATAGTGCTGTCACTCTCGCGAGGTGTAAGCGACGGGAAATACTCGATTAGTTTACGAAATTTTGACATTATTGTGTTGAGATATCAATATTTCGCAAACTTGAAATTTCTTCATCTAGTACAACAGCGCTATCTTTAGCATAATAACTAATTAAGGAAGTGCTTTCAGGGTCAGCAATATCTCCTGAAGGCAACCACTTGATTGAATCATATGGCGCATCTGTGCTTTCACTAGTAGTATTGTATTCTACAAAGTCAGTACCTTCGACAAATGTCTGACCTTCCACAGCATACAACTCTCCTGTTACACCAGTTACTGAATCCGTATCTAGAGGACTAGCGATATTATTTCGCGTTTCAGTAACAAGTGTGTCATAAACATGGAAACTATCAAGTTTTATTTCAAACGGACCCGTGTCTTCAACAATTGTATCAATAAAGTTTATTTGATCAGGCGCACCCAATCCGTAATCAGTACTTATATTTAATGTTTCAGTAATTTCGGTAGATGTCGTTACATTTTCACCATATGCTACTACAGTCCCGTTGGAAAAATCATATTCAAATCCAATTCGTATAATATCTCCCTCTGAAAAGGTGAGAAATTGTGAGAAATTATCAGAATTTGTTTCGACATTAATTTCTCCAAACGCATCTATTTCTACATAGGCTACATTATTGATAGATTGCTCGTCAAATTCATCTACAACCCGTTCTGCTGTATGAATTGTCGCAAATCCACCACCATCATTATAGAGATTAGTTGGTTGGAAAGTAAATTCAACAAATTCTGGTTGCAATGGCTCATATTCTTCATCAAGAATTGTGTCAATCGCAAGAACTTCTGCGCCATCGTGCTGTAATACAGCAGAGTGCGTTCCATCAATTGGGTTTGTGCTACTGACAGTTGCACTACCAGTTGGGCCATCGGAGAACACCGTAAATCCATTCCATCTATCACTTTGTGTATCAAGCGTTCCGTCATCGAAGTTTGCAACTAAATCGCCTGAAACTTCTTGTGGCTCTTCAATAATCTCAATAAATACAGAATCAATATTTGTGATTGTAGAGTCTGCATTAAGTGCTGTTTGAATAATTTTACTTTTATATACCTCATCTCCAAGGTCAAGTGAGTCGAGATATTCTTCAACAGCCGCCTCCGCCGACGCCGTATCACCATCAGTATCTAAAGCCGTAATCTCTACGTCAAACTCAATAACTTCTGGTCGAACGAGGATGTGTTCACTTCCACTTGGGTGAGAAAAATCTATCGCGTCAAGTACATTCTGTTCTTCGCCACCAAAAACGATTACATCAGCGTGTGGGTAATCACCGTGTTCTTCATCTCCCTGATACTTTTCTTTAACAAGTGCTGTAAGTGCATCTGTGTTATTCTCAATGTATCCCTCAACTCCATCAACAGTTCCTCCTTCAGACGATTCTGCGACAGCACCCTTGACATCTTCACGAAGTGACTCGTCAGATTGCTCGTCTATTCCGCCACCAGTTGGGGTAAGATTTGTCACTGAATCGACACCAACAGGTGGGTTTGGCATATACGTGACAGTATTTGACGGAACGTTGCCAGATTCACCAACTTCCACGGCTTGAATTTCTACAGGGTAATCCTGTTGTACGCCACTAATTGTTTCAGTTTGTGTCGTCTCGAATGAAATGAATTCACCATTCTCATCAGGTTGTGTGCCAAACTCAGTTCCTTCAGGAATTGTAACTGTCTGTAGTGTGGTTACGTTTAGTGTTCCGGTTGCTTGAATACCCTCGTCTCGCGTCACCCCAAAGCCTTTCGCAAACTCGTCGAGGTGTGTAGAATCCATGTATTGGTTAATCTCAAGCGCACTTGCGCCATCAATGCCGAGTTCACGCAAGTCATCTTCGGTGAGAGTCTTTCCTGTATAATCAACCCATCCCGATAATTGTGTCGCAAGGGCTGCTGTTTCAACCTCGTGTTGTTGCTCAGAGAACGAACTCGTGAACACATAATTAAATGATGTCTCAATGAAATTCGTTAATTCTGGAATACGGTTCTGCAACCGTGTTTTGAGTGATTCATATATTTCACTCGATGTTCGTGGGTCAAATGCTGTCATATTGTGAATATAATGTTTTCTACCAACTCAGATGATTGCCTAACGGATAAATCAATTTCATATCCATCCTCGTCAGTGAGTTGTTCTATGTCAAATGAGACGATGCTTCGAACACGTGGGTCTTCAGTTACAACATCTCTTACAACTTGTTCAAACGCTGCACGGGTTACATCATCAATTGGTCTACCAACCTGCTCATCTAAGGCATTAGCAGTAACGTATGCCAAGTCTTTCTCTAATTCAGCAGAGGGTGACGATTCTTCAAGTGTGGTCTTGATATCCCCATCACGTGTAACTACTAGGTCAAAGTTCTCATCCAATGATGGACTACTATACTCTACCATATATATTACAATCCTCCCTGAAAACCGCTCTCACTCCTTCCCCTGCTCTCCTTATCTTAATATGGTTGTCCATGCTTATAAATCTTTCGGTTATGTGGATTTCACGTTTGAACTACCGCTCGTAATTGTTCCTTCAATTGTTCCTGAATCTGGGTCTTCTACTTCAACTGTATCTCCCTTTCGCGCAACTTCTTTGAGGTCGCCTGATGGGTCGCCGAGATTGATTGTAGCACCTTTAACATTGACTATAGGCTCACTTCCACTATCGTCAATTTCAATCGAGACGTTGGCATCACTCGTTGAATCGTCATCGTTATTTTTGTGTGAGAGACGAATAAATTCACCCTCACTGTCCATCTCCAAATATACGTTACCCTTTTTGTATCGAAGCATCCCTTCTTTTGCAAGTGGGGCGCGATTTCCACGAGTGTGAAGGGTTCCGATAATTACATATCGTTCTCCACGACCATCAATTTTTGACACGAGTACGGTGTCGTCAACTCGCGGCACTTCAACAAGCCCAGTTCCAGGTGTCATTACTGCGACATCTCGCAATTGTTGTCTGTCGCCAGATGTAATTACGTCACACTCGAAATTGGAAAAGTCGTCTTCTGCGGCGTGTTCGACAACCTTTTTAACAATGGCAACCTTGGGTTGCGACATTTTCTTGTTAATTTTTTCATCGACGTAAGAATCTTGTGTGTTTTCAAACATTATCGAATACCTGTGCTTGTTGTTCGTGTAACTACCGATTCGCCAAGTTCCGCTCCTTCTTCGAGGCTATCTTCTCTTTGAACAAGTTCTACTTGTGGAAGTCCCCGTGGACCACTACCCACATACTTGTAATATTTATCACCATTGTACCTGTTCATCAATCCATCGACAGTTATTTCTGTGACGAAACCATCGCTTGTATTTATTCGATGGGTGACTGTTTCAACGAGATATTGTGCTGGTTCAAGTTTCTCGCCACTACTTGTAACGCCGAATGAATCTGGCATCTCCACCACGTCAAACAAGTCAATCATCGGCCTACCTGGGATTACAATTGTGCCTTCAGCGGCTTGATTCTGCAAATCAGAGAGGATACTCTGTGCGAGATTTTCCGCTTCGGCCTTGGTGCGAATTGACGCATCTTCATAGGTAAATGTTGGCTCGCGTAATTCGCCAAATTTGGCGACGGATTTTCCTTCAACATTTACAACACTTGCCGCAGTAGAGGTCATACTTGTTGGGTCAGGCATCAATTTCGCCGATTTCCATCCACCAGCAGCAGATTCTGTACCAATATCGTCGCCAATTACGCGAACACTCTTATACGGCGGTGTCTTTAATCCAGCATCAGTTTCAAGAATCCACGACAACTTATGGTTAGCAGTTTTCGTTGGTCCAAACTGTAGAACATTGTTTGAATCAACCCAAAATACTGCATTATTTGTCTTTTCTAAATCTTTGATTATCTCTATCGCGAGTGTATCTGTATATGGTTTCAGTCGCCGAACGAGTTTTGAATTTCTGTTAGAAACAGGTCCCGTTGAAATAAAGTGCGTGTTTCCGTAACTTACAGTGGTATCTTCTGAAACATCAACATTATATTCCATATCAGTCTCGTTGACTGACTTTACTTCTTCGAACACCTCCTCGACGATTGTTCCAACATCTGTCTCCTCGTCAGCAGAGTAATCGATAACGGTTCTAACAATATCTAGTTGATACGTGAATGCAAACGCTTTCCACGTAAGGTCACCAGCGTTTCTCGCACTAGAAATAATTCCTGTAAATATTTTTGCGAGCGTATTGTCTTCATTTGACATATTCCTATTTCCGTCTCCCGCTACGGACGTTTTAGGACCTACATCAACTGTTATTTCATCGCCGGGTTCTAACGTCGCGCTTGGATTTTCGTCAGGGTCGGGTATTGCTGTCATCTCCAACCCATCTGCTTCTTGAAACCGTTTCCGTCGAACAATGAGGTCTTTCGCAATCCAATATTGTGTCACACCAGTTTCTTTTGTAACCTCGATATTTACGTCAAGAGATTGATAGTAAATACCATCATCTGATATTGCACTCATTTTTCTATCTCCGTTAGTTCAAGACCAAAGTCGTGTGTGTATTTTCCATCGAGATTCATCGCACCACCATCTTCTAATGGACTCGTTGATATTCCTTGAATACTAACGCTTCCTTCATACCGATGGCTATCAATGTATATCTCGTCTTCATTTACAAAGTTGTCGAGTAATATTGCTTCAGCAGTAGTACAAACTCCTTCAAGCGTAATGTTCTTTTTACCACGACCAACTTTTTGCCTAATGACTGGTCCATCAACAGTGTCATGTTCGACGAATCTATTTGTTGTTGACACAGATACATTTGGTTGATCATACACGAATGTTATCGTGTACTTGTCTCTCCCAATTACACGTGTTCCGCCATCTTCTAAATCGTCGATAAGTTCAGAAGCAGACTTGCTTGGTTTAAAGCCAATTGTTTCTTCACTAATTCCTTGAAAGATTACTGGCCCTCTATCATCAACGTAATTATCATTAAAGTCTAATCCCATTTATTGACCTCCTAGTGCGTTTCTTCGATATGTATTTGCATCCTTCATCGCACGCTCGACGAGTGTCGCAATTCTGTCTTCACTTTCGTCAGACTCGGCGTCAACATTTGCTGTATTCTGTATATTTGTCTCAAGACTGAAATCAGGACTTGTTGTTTCTGCACGAGAACCAGCGCCTTGTTCTGAGTCTTCTT